GAGACTTGGGAAGATAAATTAGGTCACCTTCTTTTGGTCTTTGTATTGTTGCAGCCTTATGAGGGTCTGTTACATCAATATTTTTAATCTCATAATATTCTGACAAAGTTTGTTGTAATTCTTGTTCGAAATCCTGACGTGAACAGATAACAGTTAATTCATCCTGATTTCGAATACCAAACTTAGTTAAAATATCATTTGGACCAGAATAACCATCAAATGACTGAATAAAAAATGCAATCGGTGAAGCAATTTCAAATGTTGCTAGAGGACTTTCTTGAAAAAGATAATCCAAATGATTATTCAGTCTGGGTAGATAATGCAAATCTACACCAAACATCTTGATAAATTCAACTTGTAAATCATTCAATAAAGATTGTTCACTGGATATAGCAGGTGTATGTGAAAAGAATGGATTGGTGCTCATTTTACTATCCTAATCTTAAATTTTGCAGATACGTATCCAGTGTCTGTTGGATATTAATTCCAACTATTGTAAATTTGACTGTAACCCGATATTCATTGCGGTCATAATCAGGGAATACTTCTACTTCATTTAAAGTAACACGTGGTTCATACTGTTCAATTGAAAACCGAATCTGGTCGCGAATATCACCGGCCGTACCATAATCAAATAATTCAAACAATGACTTATTTACGTTTGACCCCAATTCACTATATGGTCTTTCCCAAGGAATAGTCTGAATAATATTCATGACTGACTTTTTAATTGCATTCGAATCCTTGATTAAAACCAAATCTTTAGTGATTGGATTTGGTGTAAAGTCCAGAGATATATCTGTGAACGTTCTCGACCTATAGGTATTTGACATAGGAATACTCCATTTATTCTGAAGTATTTATTTGCAAATAAAAAGGAGAGGTATTAGCTCTCCTGAAGTAATTAAGATCTTTTAGATCTAAAGCAATCTTTATTGGGACATTATGATCATCATCAATTAAGTAGATGGTGTCAAATATTTGTAATAAAACTTTACGCAATAAATCCTAAAGGTGGTTCGTATCCAGTCAGATAGAAATCTGCCTCAATTTCAGATATTTCACGAACAGCTTCATTATAAATCTGTTGTCCATTCAATGAAATACCGCCAGGTAATTGAACGTTATTGTACTTGGTAAGATTGATTCCCCATGCCTTTCTAGCATATGCTGTTGAGAGTTGTTTCAGGAATTTATCTCCCCACACATCAGAATTTTCACCAAAGTCAACTTTCTTATCACATTCCATTACTAGATACTTACCTGCTCCCAACCGATTTCTCATATTGAAGTTGAGGTATAATTTATGATTTCTCATATTGAAGTCATAACTCAGTTCAGGAAGCAACATATAACCCAAATCTTCCATATAAGTCTTGAAGATTGTATATGTTGAAGTTACGTCATAAGCACCATATCCAGAAGGGTCTGCTAGACCACCTAAACCAAATAGAACAGGAATACCTGTAGCAGTAAAAGCACCAGCCATTCCATAGAAAGCAGAGGCAGGAACAGAAATAATTTTTGAGATACCAATAATGTCCGGTGGAACAATAATGTAATTTCTTTGTTGTTCGAATACTTCATATCCATAAGTACTTACACTATCCGATACAGTAGTTACCTGAAATACTGCATTTACTGTTCCGCCAGGGACCGTTATAAGGTCGCCTACAGTGTATCCATAACCAGTGTCATAGATTGTTACCCCTGTAAGTCCACCATTGATGTCACGGTCACCATAGTTGACTGTGAGGTTCTTTCCATTTCCTGTTGTTGTAGTTGGTCTGTTAATGTTTCCAGTCTTTTCCGGATAACCACTTCCTCCCGAGACCAGAGTTAAAGCAGTAACTTGACCGGAGGCTTTAGATGTCAATCCATTATCTTGGTTGACAATTGTCTGTTCGGCAGAGTAGAATGATTTCAGAAATTCTTCGGTAATTTTGAATCGATAAAAGACTTTATCTGTTCCGTTGAAATGATTCTTTTCAATGAAAAATTGAATGGCGTCCTGTATAGCAATCTCAAGTTGTTCATCGGATATGTTAATCTGTAGGACAGGTTCTCCCAATTTATACTTAATATAAGATTTCAATTCACTTCTTGTTTTAGGGGAAGCAATAGACATCTGGATACTCCATTTTAGAAGTATTTATCTAAATACCTTTAAAATGGTATAAATGTATGTTTTCCAAATTTGATGCCGTGAAGAGTTTATTGATATTAACTACTCTAGGTTCGATTGGACTAGCATTTTACAGTAAAGACTATAGAAATGATTATAAAGAGTTAGCATTGGCAACTACAGCAGGTGCATTTGCATATCTGACTCCTAAAAGAAATAAAGAAGAAGAATAAAAAAAGAGGGATTGAATCCCTCTTTTAATTAGTGATTGTGATAAGGACAATCTTCTGGATTCAGACATTCTGGCCAGTGTGCCTTGAGTTCTTCGGGAGTTGTAGCTGAAACAATTGCAGGGTCTGCGGTAACATCTCTCAGAGTTTGTTTGCGAGCAGCAACATCAGCAACATCTCCACCTTGTTCCAGAGTTCTGATATACTCTACATCCAGAGCTTCCAGTAGTGGTTTACGAGCAACACGAAGATTATCCTTATGGATTTCCTTCGCCTTATCCATGTTAATTCCAATAGGCATTTTAACTAATCTCCTTATTCTGTATATTCCCAAGCGTTTCTGAAACTACGGTCAGATGGAATCTCCGTGACTGGTACAATCTGATATGGTTTACCGTGAGGAACGACTCTTTCTGCCAGTTCCTGAATAGTTAGGCCGGTGCCAGGAGCAGGAACGACTACAGCCACTCCACCATCATCATTTGGGTAAATAATTCTCATTGATACATCAGACATTGTATAAACCTCTAATTCTTGATATTATTTATATGAAAAGTTAGAAAATGATATTCATGCCACCTTCGTTGTTGGGGAAGATGATGTGTTGGTTGGACATGGAGGTTTCTCCTTTTAAGTAAACAATAAGCTACCAGAATACGGCCACTGTCAGATTATCTGTGTCCGCAATGACTTGACTGCCTGGATTTACGTAGCCAGAAACAACCGAAATAGCATTGACTGTCCTGGTCGGAGCTACGGAATATTGTGACGACCAAGGGTACAGAAAATTAGCATTTCCGTAGTCATCACCGCCTCCATGTGTCCCCAATACGCCATAGTTTGTATCAGGGGCAGACGATGAAAAGTTTACGATGTATCTACCTGTTCCCAAATCCGTAATTGACGACACGCCTAAGCTTCTTCGTATTGCCACCGTACCAGTACCATTAAAGTTCACCCATGCTCTAGCAACGCCTGGAAGATATAGGTTAGCAGAAGTACCGGAGGTATCTGTGATTGTGTTTACTCTTAATGTGGACATACGTTAGTAGCCTCCGAGTACTGCGACGTAAATTCCGCTGCTGTCTTGCCGAGTGCCAACGGCTGACTGGACGCAGCCAATAGGCGTCGATCCAGTGGTTATTGTATTGGCAACAGCAGATTGGTTGGTTATGTGAGTGAAATTTGTACTGGAGTTAGTGACGCCGCATACACAATAATTCGTGTTCGCCAAGGCCGTCTGGAAGTTCACGGTGTAGTCGCCCGTCCCGTTATCCGTTATCGACGACACATTATAACTATCCCGTATTGCGACAGTACCCGTGCCGTTGAAATTCACCCAGGCAGTCGCAGCACCGCGATAGAGCCGGTCCTGGGTGACTCCCTGTGAACCAGCAGTAGATTGTATTGTACCTACTCGTAATACACTCATGATTGATTATTCCCATTTAATTCTCGTGTAGACATGGCGATTACCTAGCGGAAGACGGCGACACAGATATTAGAATAGTCACCGTTCCCAGTGCTATATCTACCGTGACTAAAACGAATTGAACCCGCGGCCTGAGTCGCGCTACCAACGCTAAACTCTGTCTGTCCACTACCTATGAACGAATAATTCGCATCCGCCAGTGCATTTGTGAAATTCACGGTGTAGTCACCCACACCATTGTCGGTAATGCTATTCACGTTCCCAGAGGCACGAATAGCCACCGTACCAGTGCCGTTGAAATTGACCCACGCCCGGGCGAGGTACTGTTCAATACCCGACGTGTTCTGAATAGTATTAACTCTGAGTGTTGACATAATGATTCCTTTAGATAATAACCCAGTTAGCGCCACTGTTAATCGTAACTGTAATTCCACTGTTAATTGTGACTGGACCAACACTCATACTGTTGTATGTGGTTGTTACTGTATAATTTGCGGTAATGGTTGGAACTGTATTAATAAATGGAACAGTTGTTAACTCCAAGTCACCGGTTGCTGTAATATCATTTCCACTATTTGCACCAATTACTACTGGCATATAATATTCTCCTAATATTCTATATTATTTATAGACATCAATTAAAAATTGCTACAGAAACCATAGATAAATCCGACAAGACATTACCTTCATTATATCCAATTAATGTCAATGATGAAGTTGTTCTCGTTGCAACATTGTCTTCAGTTATACTGGTGTAGTAAATATCACCAAATACTGGACTATAGTTAACATCTGACATTGCAGTTGTAAAATTAACTCTATAATTTCCAGTTCCTAAATCAGTGATACTTGATACATTTCCGGCTTTTCTAATTGAAACAACTCCAGTTCCATTAAAGTTCACCCAAGCTCTAGCCAGATATAATTGTGTTCCGGATATATTGCGAATTGTATTGACTTTGATATCGGTATTGGCAATTATTGAACCAGTTACTGTTAAGTTGTTACCAACAGTGTGATTTGTACCAGTTACCATAGTAGTAGTGGATACTACAGAATTACCAGTTAGTGTACCACTGGATGTTATTGTATTTCCGGAAATTGAACCATTTGATATGATACTGGTCCCGACAGTCAATGTATTACCGATCGAACCATTTGAAGATATGGCTAAAGAACTTCCATTTAAAGTTCCACCTGAATTAATACTTCCACCAACACTAAGTGTATTTCCATCAAAAGTTAAATTATTTGATGTTGTAGTGGTATTTGTGGTATTATTGTATAGAATTCTATTTCCAGTTCCTACTACGTTTGTAGCTAGTGTTGATGTAGTAGAAGTTGCAGCATTTCCAGTACAAGAAGTTGAACTTCCATTGATGTTGATATTCCAAGTACCGGATGCACCAGTTCCAGTTTTTGTGACTGTATATGTAGTGTAATTTGAACTGGTGAGATATGAACCTTCCACACTATTAATTGTGCCGGATATGGATAAATCTCCCTCAATTCGAACATTATGTTTTACTGTTCCACCGGAAGTATTTGATGCAAAATTTGTTGTAAACTGAGTAGTTCCGCTAGGTGGAGTGGTATTTGGAATCCACTTAACTCCACCATTCTGACCAGCCAAAGTTTCAGTTCTTAAGTAAATACCATCGTATTGTCCTGTTCCTGCTTCGAAATGGACAATATTGGAAGTTTTACTACCAGATACATGTAATTTAGCATCAGTTACGCCATCATTTTTGATAGATACAGACCCATCTGATAGTACACGGAAACTTTCAACATTATTAGTTAAAATCCTAAGTGGCAAATTCCCCGCTTGTGTGATGTATGAACCAGTTGAATCCGTACCAAAAATAGTTTCATTTGCGGATGTTTTAGCTACAAATCGAGCATCTGTTGATCCGGATGAAAATGAACGAATTGTATTCGTGCCTGATGTACTTACGACATCTAGTTTGAATGTAGGAACTGCACCAATGCCAGTTTTACCGAAGGAATCAATTATTACGGAATTTGAAGGTGCACTTCCACTTATAGAAAATTTAGCAGCTGCGGGGGAATCGCCAACTGTTAGAGTCCCATCCGCCCCAATTCTAAATCTTTCCGTAGAATTATTTGTATTAATTACAAATGGGGTGAGTGCATCATTTGAATCTGGTCCAATACTGAATTCAGTCCCAGGAATATATGTTATGGATGATGTTCCTTGAGCACCATTGACACCGCGATTAAAATTTAATTTAACATTACCGGTGGTTGATTTATTTTCAATTACTTGTGTTAATGTTCCACCATTAATAGTAGAATATACACCAAATAATGTTCCACTTACAGGAGTTCCACCAATCCCAACTTGACCGGATGAATCAATTATAATTCGGCCAGTTCCTCCAGTAGCGAAAGCTAATTGATTTGCACCGGGAGAGTATAGACCCGTATCACTGTCTCCAGTTACAAACAATCCGGGGTTAGATGAAGTACCAGCGGCAAAACTAGGAGAACCCAAATTTGGAGCAATATCTACCCATGAACCTGCGTCATAGATATAAAATTTATTGTCATCAAAATCATACCATTGGTCTCCATTTTGTAAGGCAGAACCATCTGGTCTTAAAGTTGGAGCGGTTGAACTGTAATTAACACCAAATACAGATTTTGCTTCAGTCCACTCGGACCCATTATATACTTTTAAAACATTAGTCGCTGGTCGATACCATAATTTCCCTGTTGATGTCGTATCTGGTTGAAGATCTGAGACAATTACTGGTGGTTGTTCTGCTGATTCCCAAGCACCCAATACATCATTCCACACCCAACTAAGTTTGGTTGTAGTATCTGTATAAACTTGATTTGGTGTGGGACTACCCGGAAAATTCAGAGCCATTCTGTTTTATCCTACTTCTTTTCGATACTATTTATCTATAAGTTTAATTAATAAAGTCTTAATTTCATTCAGTTCATTTTCTATTGAACTTACTTTATTTGACAATTCAATATTACTCAAAGCATTTTTTTTAGACATCAAATATTGTTCATAAGAACTTTTATCTGTATTAATAATTGCATTCGAAGATGGGTCTCTTTTTAAATTATGCATAACGTATCCAATAATTAGAAAAAAGAGAGTGATTAATCACTCTCTTTTAATTTATCTAGATTGTACAGATTACTCTGTAATCATCGATGATTGGAGTTAATGCTGGATTTGGAGAATTCATTACGAATTTTAGTTCAAATGAAGTAAAAGGCGTCAACCCAGAAGCAGTAAACTTGTACTCAAAGAAATTATTCCTCGATATATTCGATGGATTAATATCATCCATGTCAGCAATTCTTACCCTTTCTGCGTTATCGGCAATTCCAGTAGAATTAAATGGAACCCAGGGAATTTCTAAGAAACTACGAGAATCATTTTCTGAACGTGTTCTGTAGTAACATTTCAATGAATTCACATCAAATAAAACAGCACTCATTGTTAAATTAATTTGGTCACTTGGATTTTCTAATGTAAAAGTTCTGGACTTAAACTTAGCAAATGATGAACCATAATCTGGGTCAGTTTCTGGTACGTAATAGACTGAACCAGTACGTACATCACTTACAATTGTAGCTACATTATTATCAAATACCGAACCAATCAATATAAGTTTGAATACATCAGCACCACTTGCGTGTGAAGTTGCAATAGTTCCAAACAATCCTCTAGTAACAGTTAATTGAGTGGATGTTGTACCCGTAACTTTCATTATTTCATTGTCAATAATGATGTAGTCATTTGCTACTAAGTTATGTGGAGCAACAACAGTGACGGTGGCAGCAATAGCGGTTACAGTGCCATTCACATCTGTATTCTTTGTTGTATTTACACTATAAGCATTAGAGTTGGCATTTGGTATAATGTCACCACCATCAATTTTCTCTAATAAAACTTCTTTGGTTGAAGAATTATAAGAGATAATTTTACTGACCGAACCATTGAGTGATGTTCCATTAGTAGCACCATATAAGTAACTACCAACAGGAAGAGATGCATTTGAACTCAATGTTAATAAAGTACGGGTGGGTCCAAAACGGTCATCGTTCTTATCTGGGTCATCGATGAGAGAACGAACTAATATAGCATTTGTTCTCTGGACATCAATTACGGGTGATAAATCAGGATTTAAACTTGAAATATTGGCAATTAATCTCAGTGATTTTTTGCCATTAAGTAAAGTAGCACCTGAATTTAAAACTTCATTATAGGTATTAGCTACCAATTGAGGAGACCTGAAATAATAATCCTGACCAGATTGAACACTAATCGGGCTATTATTTACGTAAGAACCAACTACATATCCATTATCAATACTACCACCGTTGGTTGATACTAAAGATAATTGAACAGTTGTTTCTTGGAAATTCAAATAACTAACTTGTGGTTGAATGACTTCATATGGTAAGTTACCAGTTACGTAACAACCATATCCACCGGCAGTAACTGAAGATGTTGCAGCTGTTCCAACGTTAACATCAAACGTATAAAAATCCGAATGTAAAACAACATGTTGTTTATTAATATTGTCGATATTAATACCACCAATTGTCTGTGGATTTCCGGTTCCGGTTACTCCACCAATAACAACCAAGTCACCACGAATCAAACCGTGAGGTTGTTTGGTTCTTACTCTAATCACTGATGGATTGGCTCCAAAGAAGTCACCAGTACCCACAGAAGAATTAGTAGTAATGGGGTCATTATCTAGGTAACTAACCTCTATAGGACTATTGTGGAATTGTACAGTAGCGGTACGAGATGTATCAAAATTTGCTTTATACATTACATAGGTAACATCCTGTGTTTGGTCTTCAGTCCAAAGTGAAATATTTTGAGACTTAAATAGTGACCCAATAGTAGGTTGTTTATTTACAATTTCTTGTCCAGCCGTGCCATCGGATAATAACTTTCTTTCGCCAATCTTGGAAATAAAGATAGTATAGTCAACGGAAGTAGGACAATAAACAACAAATGCGTATGTCTTGCCATTTTCCAGATAGACTGGGACATCAAAATTGAATTTAGTTGGAACTGTTCCACCTGCTGAAGTAGCAACACCCATCTCAACTGATTTACGGTCTAGTACAGAGTGTACAATTGCAGTTGCTCCAACCGATGCACCGCCGCCCACAAAAGTAACTGAGGGAGTTGATATATAACCAGAACCGGGATTTGTGATGATTACATCGTATAATTTTCCATTACTGACTTTAGCGTAGCCAGTTGCCTGTACTCCACCGGGTAATTGAGGTGCAGAGAATTGTACTGTAACATAATTTGAAGGCGTAATTACATCATCAAGTTCAGTATAACCAACCCCGAAATTGGTAATTTCAACACGATTTACTTTATAAGAATCATTTACTATAGTAAATGTTCCAGCTACAGATGAAGTTCCAAATTTCAGTGTTTCTCCTGGGATGAATTCACCCACGTAATTTGATAACACTACATCATAGACTGTATTTGAAATATTTCTGGTAGGATTAACAGAAGAACTTTCAAAAGTTATAGTTGAACGTAAGGTACCAACTGCTCCGCTGGTTTGTCCAGTTACAGTAGTTCCCCCGACAAATGTCAACGATGATGTAGTTCCAAGTAAAGAGGCCTGTACTCTGAGATAAGAATGAGGTTTTTTAAACGACTTGGCGCCTGGAATTTTAATTTCCGTAGGACGACCACCTTCAGTCGAAGTCAAGAACACTTCAACTCCATGAACTTCACTTCTGGTACGGAAGAATAAATCAATACCAGTTACAAAACATCCCTTGGGATTGTCATTTTCGTCAATCGTAAATGTTTGTGCAACTGGGTCACCCCATGAACCAACCTGAAGTGATGTTCTTCCTTCACGAATATCAGTAATGGTCCTTCTATCACTCATTTGTCTTTGAGTAAAGGCAGGAACCCGTGTGGAAATAACTGTATTTTGTCTGGTTTGAATCAGACCATTTGCTGTATAAGTGTATTCGGCAAATGCTTCTAACTCCTGTTCCAATCTAGAATCGTTGATGGAAGATGTAATTCTGAACATCCTATCACCGACTTTAAATTGTCTACCAGCAGGAACTTCATATGATGTAAAATTGGGGTCATTTGCCAACTGAGAAGGAGTAGTTGGATATGAATTTACGTTATAGAACTTAATTTTACTAACATCTACCGGTACAATTTGATTGTACCAATTAGTACCATTAATGTTACGAACCGATGTTGGTACAAATCCAACCCCAGTTGAGGTTGTAACACCATTAACTGTATTTTGAATATCAGTTTGTTTAACATATGGTAATGGAGGAGTACCAGTTGGAATTACGAAAATACCTTGTACATTACCAAAATCATCTGTAACAATTGATTGACCAAAACCTTTTTGTTGTGAACCAATTTCAAAATTGAATATTGTTTCATTATTAACTGTGTTGGGTGAATCAGGAGAAATCCAAGAATTAACATCTTGTCCATCAAAGAAGGCATACATTCTTGTATTTGGTTTCAACCCTGTGGCTCTAAATTTGACAATTTGTTGTCTCATGAAACGAGCCAGAGTCACATCAACCACTCTAGGTCCAAGATTAGTATCAACTGTTCTTGAATTTGCGGGGTCTAATGCAATTTGAAAACCACTTCTTTCTTGCCTGGTTTCTATTGTATCTCGGAAAAATAGTCTAGCTAGACTACCATGTCCGTTTGCACCACCAGTAGCATCAATTACTTGTTCATTACCCGCACCTGCTCTTACTTGATTGAGGAATCTTTGTGCAGTGAAAGCACCAGAATCGCCAACCAAACCTTGTGAACGAGTAACTTCACTACGTGTAATACCAGACCAAGTGGTATTCCATTCATTCCATTGGGTATTCAGGACACCACTTGGACCTGCCATTGCAGATAAAGCATTGAATGTGGTTTCATCAATGACTCTGTTTTCTGGAATAGTATTAACATCACTCCATTCATCTATTTCTGGTGAAATAGATAGTTCACCGGTGTATGTAAAGACAGAATATGGTTGAATATTAATAAAACCAGTTACATTTCTGTTAGCAAAAAGTTCAACATTTGTATAGGGTAGATGAATAAAATCACCTGTTCTTCTATATGAATTTTGAATTCTAACTGACTGGTCTGAAGTACTTTCCTCAAGTCTAATTTGTTGATTGAAGAAAGGTGCACGTAAATGAGTATTTACTGTATCAACCGAACACTTATATTCAGGGTCACCAGACGCTCCTGTGACATGACCACTGAAATCATCAACTACAATACCGTTCTTGAATCTATCAAGTCCAGTTAAAGCGTCTCTTACTTGAGAAGATAATGTATTTTGTTCAAGGAGTGACAATGAAATGACTTCTTCTAATCTACGGACACGATTGTCAATAGACTGAATATCTTTCATTGTATAACGTTGATAGTTATATGGTTTTACAACAACATCTTTAGCACTAAAAGTGTAAGCTGGAATTGATAGGTCAAATAGTCTCATTGACCCAGACAAATCAGCTGGATATTGTGGTTTTTCTGATGGAACACCCTGTACAAGAATAAAATCACCGATTGGACTTAAGAAGATACTATCTTTTCTAGGTAGATAGTTCTCAATATCACAATCAAAAGTGGTGAATTCGACGGGCATTCTGGAGATATTACCACCAGAGAAAGTCATTGAATTAATTTCACCAACTCCATCATACAGTGGTGTCAGTGAACTAGATGGATTAACAGACGGTCTGAAATCAATACAATCTCTTAATTCTATTGTCCCAAGAATGTCACTATCATAGAATGGAATATCACCATAATCCACACCATCAGTATCTGTGTAACTATCTACTGAGAAAAAGTCACCGGTACCAGAATGTTCAAAGTAATCAAAATCAACGTATAATGGTCCGGGTGCAGGTGAATAACCCTTCTTGAGAATTAACGTAGAAACACCATAGTAATTATCGGTCTGTCCTGTATTAAGGTAATAACGTTCAGTTACATTTGTCCGTGTAGATGGATTGGTTGGATTTCCACCGGGAGTAGTTGCCGCATAAACAGAACGAAGTTTATAAGCATCAACAACACCCAATGAGATTTCACTCTTATCATATCCGGTTTCAATATAAGCAGTGTGTAGTGCATAATTTGGTTCAGAACTATTGATTGATGTTCTCTTAATTTTACGTTTAGCTCTACCGTTAATCACAGAAACCGGGGCAATCAATTTGACTTTGTAGTTACCACCAGCAGCAAATGGAAGAGTAATAGTTACTTTTTTATCACTATCACTGAATACAACATCATTAGAAGTTAATTGAACATACTTACCAGCATTGGAACCAGCAGTTGAGTCTGCAAAAGAGAAATTAAACAGAGAAACATCCGTCAAGAAAGATTCTCCCGGTGTTACTATTGTAAATGTAATAGTATTTCCACCAGCAAGACTTCCCATAAACTGACGATAAACTGTGTAATTAATGTCAGTTGATGTTGGTACTGTTTCCAGTGTCGCTGTTGTTTGTGTTGGTAATTTGTATAACAGTGTGTTCCTATCGGCATTATTTGTCTTGGACCGATAGACAACAACTTGGTTTTTAGTGATATTGGCTGGAATTGCAGTAGTTACATAAATTCTACCTGCCTGTTTTACTTCGCCTTGACCGACAGGTCTTGTTGCAAAGTGAACATATAACAATCTTACAGTTCCATTGTCATCTACCACGGAAAGAATATCACCCATCGACACTTCGGATGATGGGTCTTGTCCAATATCTTGACATTCAAGATATCTAGAACCAGCAATTGCCGAATAATTGGAGCCGTTACTTAGTGTAAATGAGGAAGTACGTGAAACATTCAGATATGAAAAATCTGCACTAAATTCATTATCAGAACTTGAAGCACCATATACAGACTTAACATTATCAAAAGAAAACATCTTTTGATACTCATTTACAATTACACCATAACCAGCAACTCCAGAATTAGAGTCAATTTTAGTAATTTGAATGTAACCGGGTGTACCATTATAGAAATCGTAAATTCGATTTCTACCGGCAGTGGTTAGAGTAAGAGTGTACCTAGAACCATTTGTAGCTTTAGTATAATGTGTATTGTTATTCAACACCAACTCTTGACCTGAGTATGTCAGAGTGATTGAAGAGGTGGGAGAATTAGTAAAATCTGTAATTACTAATGAATCAACTTCATATATTCTTTTAACTGTTGCACTAAAAGTTCCGTCTTCAGTAATTACATTTTCACCAGATTCAAAATTTCCATTTAGATTGGAAAGAACTAGTTTATCATTATTTGTTCCGGACTCCAGAATTGCTCTGGCACGTGACCTAGAACCAATTAGAACTTTACCAGAACTGGGAGTGCCAGATAATGAACGCACATATAAGTGAGTAAAGAATTTACCACCCTGTAAACCTAGTTTAAATTCTGATGTTTTATTTGCTTTTTGGTTGGTATCTGTAATTAGATTTGATGCTCTGAAGAATTTAGGTCTTACAATTCCAACTGGTTCCGCTGATTGTTTATATACAGAGTTAATTACACCATTACCAATAGAACCACCAACGACATAATCGGATGTACCGGTAAGTACAATAATAGAACCACCAGAAATAGCTGCAAAGTAAATTACTTTACCTGTTCCTAGTGATGCACCTTCTGCATATACAGTCGTATTAGTAGTAACTAAGTGATAAGTAGTCTGACACTCATTGCCAATATTTTGAGATGAGAGACCAACATATCCATCTGTAAAAGTTTTGTGAAGCTTTAACTCATTAAAAGCAGTGGAAGTGCCACCAGTTGAAATATTTTGTAAATCTGGAGTTCCGAATACATTGGTAACATAAGTATGTTGACCTTCTGTCAATGAAACTCTTGCATTGTCTCTAAATTGGGTTGTACGGGCTTTATCATTTACAATAAAATCTGTGAGTTTGGATTCAATTTCATAACCATTAACATATGCCTTGCCTGCACCAAGAGAAATAACAAATTTGGAATCTGCTTCCTGTTCTGTTAATCTTTCGGAGATTACACCATAATTAAAAATAACTTTACCAGTGTCATCAAATTCGATAGTGCCATTGGCATCTTGTGTACGTACAATATTACTTACTGGAAGAGGTTCGGTTCCTTGACCATACTTACCATCAGTTCCAATTGTAAATAGACCATCTTGGTTATTAGTATTAATCCATTCTTTTAAATCAATTGAGAATGGTTTTACTGTGTAATTGCCACTTTCATCATATGTCCGTCTAGCTAAAGTTTCAAACAACCATTTAAATTGTGTTCTTTCAACTTTATTTTGTAATACACCATTCACAACTCTGGCAATTTCAACAAAATTTTCATCGATTTCTGTTAAACCACGGAAAGTTAGAGTGGGTCTAATTGAAAATCGATGTGCACCGGGAGCCGAAAAATTACTGTATCCCTGTGCATTATCAAATAGTGAATTATCTTCTTCTGGACCAATTAACAATTCATTTACAGCAAAACCAATTTTTCCAGTTGGTTTTGTATGGAATTTTGACAAAATAATTGCATCGTCATCGACACGAACCATGAACCCACGGAGAAAATATATGCCACTCTTAATTTCAAAATATGAACCACTGCCCTGAACAGAACTATTTTCATTAAAAGTGGTTATAACTGTTCCAGAGTTATCAAACAAATTGTATTTTATTGTGGTTGGTGCAGTTACGTTGGATACACCTACGACTGCAGTCAATCCATCGGGATGGTCAGAAAATAAAGTTTCGCCTTCGGTGAAGGTTTTACTTGCGGTGTCATTACCCGATGAAATATATTGAACAAAAAATACAACACTTTCAGTATCTGTTTGTTCTTCTGTTAATAAAATTTTAGCTTTTACACCAGAAGTTTCACCTGTTATAATACATCCTTTATAATCGGAGGCAGAATAACTACTAGTAATTCTGGAAATTTTTACATAATCAGCGTTATTAACATATTTTACTTCACCCGGAATAACCATCTGGCCTTCCTTGAAAATCCCAGACCCTAGATTTTCTATCTGAGACTGTAAAATATCCTGTAATTGTGTTAATTCTCTTGCTTGAACTGCATATCCAGAACGAAATAAAATTTTATAAAAATTTTTCAGACTATTATAGTCATCAAAATAAGGACTGATGTTTAGATTAGTTCTTTGTGCCATATTATTCCATGTGTCCGGTATTCTTTTTTCTGATAATATTTAGGACTTAAAATTTAAGAATAAATCTTAAAGATTCTGTTTGTGTAGATGACCGTTGGACTGGTTGAATATTATTCAAGTTCAGAATATATCCCGAATTTTGTTTAATCTGTGGCACAGAGTATCCATCAATGAATGATATTCCGGTCTGTGTTTCTATAGAATTATAAGCAACATCTGGAGTACCAGCTGCCCCTGATGTTTCACCTATAATTGTTGTAGGACCGCTAAAATGAATTACATTTTTCATGTCCTCGGAAAGAAGAGGAGTCTGAATGTAAAATAATAATTTACGTGATGTATCCCAATGTACTACGTATCCCAGTGCACTGCCTTGTCTGATTATTTCACCTACTTGGTAGTTACCAGACCCTCCCGATAACTTGACTGCATAACACCCAGTATAATTTGATGATGATATGGACTCTCCATTGGTTTTTTCTGGATTCAATAGAAGACCATATTGTCTGAATTTCATATTTTCGTAGAAATGATTGTCTCCACCAGAAATAGAATAACCATATCTGGTTTTTACATTAATACTCAAATAATATGAATTCAAGGTAGTAACTGTATCATACGTATATCCACCGGGTGGAGGCAGAATTACTCTAAATTCTGGTTTAATTCCTCCAATTATAATTTCATTAGTACCATTGTCTAAATCTACGAGAGAAGGATAGATGTTACTACCTCTTAGTGCACTGCCATCGTCTAATATAAAATTTGCATACGTATATCCACTACCACGACGAACCATTTCCAATTTATCAATTTGACCATTTCTAACAGAAAATCTAAAACATGCTCCATCACCATCACCCATGACATTACAATAATAGTAAGGAATCAATGAATTATTAGATGACATTCCACTGCCGGATGTAATTGGATATGCACATACGACTTCACCATCAACTGAATTAATTGTTGAAGGTTCTACTGGCAAATAAGTGGATGTTAGATGGTCTTCATACGCAGTGGAAGATAATGTATAAAGATACTTCCAAATATAACCATCATTGGGCCCAATATAGGGAATGGAAGACCTACCTATAGGAATATCAATCGAAGGAACTCCATCTGGGTTATAAACACTTTTTCCATTATATAAACACAAATAAACATCGACAACAGATGGACTAGGAGAAACAGCAACATAATAAGGATAAGTCCCTGCAGGTATTTCTTGTGAATCTGGAGTCAATGTGTCATCATACATTTGATATACTTGTCCAGACTCCCAGTTAAATCTGTAGGTGACAGGGAGAACGTCAGAAATACTAACTGGTTTATATGATGTAATTGACCTATAAACATCTCTCTGTTCTAAGGCAGAACCGGTGGGAGTAGGTGGTTCTGAATCTACTTCCCACGGTTCAGGCCTGCCAATAAATACAAATAAACCAGTTTGATTTATAGTATTTGTGAAAATTTTAGAATTTCTTACTCTCAAATAATCAGTGACAATCCCTGTCATATTCGTGCCTCTTATTTTGAGTTATTTATTGGAGGACAACATCTGTTTCTATGAATGTCTGAAATACATTTATCGTACTCTTGAGAGATAACTGACCGAACATGATATATCCAGTGGGATGAGTATTCTTCAATACATAATTTCGATATTCACTGGGTCTAACTTCACTATCAATAACATAACTAAAATTCTGATAATAATAACTATCAGTTAATCTTGAATAAGATTCACTTAGTAAGTTCATATCAGTCACAAATTCAGAACCAAGAGTTACTTTAGAACCAGTTCTGGAAAGAAGAATAGGCATTTCAACCTGAAGTATTTTTGCGGTTGCAACCTGAAACTCGAATAATTTTCCGTAATCATCGTCTTCGGTTGCCAAATCATTAATTAATCCATAATCCTCTGTTGACTCTTCGGTTTCAGTGACTAATCCATAGTCCTCACTAGTAATTAATGGAACATAGAGAGATGTAATTAACTCATTTTCCTTCAGAGACCCATTTGTTCTTTTTAGTGTTAATACTCTATTGGTCGGATCCCAATATTTAACCAGACCAGTAAAATTGCCAGATGCAGATGTAACTTCTGCATTGATATCAAATGTTCCTACGACATCATAAACAGTAACATTTAAGTCTAATTCAAATGAAGGGACAATTGTTGGGTCTGAATTTTGAAATGCACCAACAGTATAAAGAATATCAGAAGTATATCCACCTATACTATTACTCTTTGCTATCAATATATTACTAGTATCGACAATTAGAATTTTATCTGTTGATTTGTATCCTTTTCCACCAAGAATCACATCAATTGATTCAATACTTCCATTTACAACATTGATATCAAATGTTGCATCTGTTCCAGTATTTGTTAAAACTTCAACTTTTGGATTCGAATATCTAGCACCACCGTAAATGGTAGCTACAGATATAATTGCTCCTTCTTCGTCAACTTCGATAGAATGAATTGACCGGTCGATTTCTCTAGGATAGATTCCAGTAATTGATGGAAGATATTTGATATTTTGACCAGATGAGGTAACTTCTATTCTACCAACTGGACCAATCACAGATGAGGATGATGTGATGAAATAATAATTTCCGCTTGCCATCATAATTTCTGTGTATTTTGTCAACAAATTGGCAGTCAATGAGATACTGTAATCATAGGCACCTTCACCGGGTTTTGTTCCGACTGGTGTAGCTACAACCCATTTGGAATCATATCTAATGTAAAGTACACCTGTTATAGAAGACCACCACAAATCACCATCTGTAACCGGGTTATCGATGGCATTGACAGGTGGATACTCGGAAACAGTTACCACTGCTTGTTTTTGTATACCAGTCCCAGTTCCATATGAAATATCGGGAGCAATTGCACCTTCATCACTTCTACCAGAAATACCAGTTGGAGTTGCTGGTACCCATATGCCGTCTTGTGTTGATGACTTATAGTAAACATATAAGAAACCAGAAGAAGATGACCACCAAAGGTCGCCTTTTTTCAAGGCAGATAAATCAATTCTTGTACTTGGAGCAACATCGGAAATAATTATCTGGTCTCCATTTAAACCAGTTGGAGAAATATTGAGGTCTCCACCTGAAACAGAAACAATTTCATCATTCAATAATCTGGGAACAACACCTGTTGGTGAAGCTAACACCCATTGATTACTATCGGTATCATTATAACGAACGTATAACATACCACTGAGAGTTGACCACCAAAGAGTACCTTCGGTAGGATTTGTCAGAAAATATGGTTTGGTCGAAGTAATATAAGCCAACCCTCTATCTGGGTCAGTTATGGGTTCATTCAGGATAAACTGAATATCTTCCTTCGATAATTTTTTATAACAAACGAACCTTGTTTCAGATTCTATTAAATCTATATTCAGTTGACCATTAAAAATATTTGGTACTGCGTCGATTATTTCTATCAAATCACCTTCTTTCATGTTGTGAGGAACTGTTGTATCTACAATAACAGCCAATCTAGTTAAATTGGTTACCGATGTTCCTCTTGCAATTGGAGGATTAACATTAGTATCTCTTATAACTTTGAGTACATTATCTTCTAGAATTTCAACCAATTCAACAACTTCATCTCCAACACGAATTATATCACCACCATAAAAACTAGAACTATCGGTTACTGGTATTAGGGTCGAATTTTCATTGATATCCGGAGTAGTTATACTCAAAATCTTACATTTGGAATTGACCAAATCTGGAAAAATATCATCAAGTTCAGTGTCAATTGTTCCCAATACACGAATTCCCAATGTAACCGTTGATGAATCCCATGTAATTACTTTAAACGAACATCCTCTTTCAGTAACAAATGTTCTTCCAACAATAAAAGCATAAACCGGTGACAGTCTTTTATCGCCAGTCCCCGTAGACTCAATAGAAACTTTCGTATCTAATTTCCAGTCGTCAATAGTTTTATGTAAAGAAATAGTTAAGTTGTTAACTACTTTAATAAAGTATGCACGATTATCTTCCAAACCATCGGGAATATTTCCATTGATATTAGAAAATACCATACGAGAACCATTAACAATTCCGTGTGGTGTTGCAAATTCAATATAATCTCCTATTAAATTGATATCACTTGATGTAAAATTCCGATTGGTGTTATCAAAAGTAATATTTTGGTCACGTAATATCACATCTACGTTAGGTATAGCTATATTGAGCGAAGAAATTTCTTCACCGACTACCCAACTAACGACGGCTTCACACCCTTTATCTTCACCCAGCTGGGTATTAGGATAATGAAATCTACATAAGTCACCTACTACATATGAACCGTCAGATGCATCTACATATACATCATCCAAAACACCAGAAGTTACATCTGTAAGCCTACCAGTCACATCTAATGTAAAAAGATTATTATAGTTTAAATTATAATTTCTTATTACATATGAAATATCATATGCAACTGGACCATCTTCTCCATAATATTTTTCATTCAATACCGATGTAAACCCATAAGTATTACGTGTGTAACTACCCATGAAGTCTATGTTCTGAGAAATAGGTAAAGAATAAAAAGATAAACCTATAATGTATGGAAATACTGGAGTATCGTCAGCATCAACTGTAATAAAATATGCATATGTTCCTGTAGGATATTCTGGTGTAACACACCATCTGCCATTATGTTCATCCAAAGAACCTAAATTTTCTACATATTCATAATCTTCAACAAATGTACCTAATGGATATAAACTTGTACTTGGCGCACCTGTTCCTGGCCTACTATTACGAAGAGAATAACTTGATGTCATTCTGACAATATCGGAAGTCGGTTCATTTGGATTTTCATATGCATAAGGGCCATATATGGGATTACCATCGAAAGCCCAACCTAAAATTGGCGAATGTGCATTTTCCAGTACATTGTCATTTAATTCATTGCGAAGACTAATTGGATTGTTGGAGTAACAATAAGTATTTTTAACGACATCTACATTTTTTCTTCTGGGATAAACATATCCACCATTTGCATCAAAATCAGCTACTGGATTATCCAAAACATATCTAACAGAATCATACGTATAATATGGGATATTTGCCACTGCAGCTGCATCACTTCCCGCAGGTTCAATTAGAACATAAGTATAAGGAGAATAATCAATTCCTTTATCAATTATAATAACTGCATCTGGTTGAATTACTCCATCAATAATTTTGGTGGCGTCTATTTTTATTTCTCCGCCACGTCCTCTATTCAGAGAATCGACCAGAGTTAATTTTGGAGGTGCATTATAATATTTTCCACCGTTCGTAACCACAACGGATGTCAATCTACCAAATCTATCAACTTCGACTGATATAATTGCATTTTCACCAGAAGTGAATCTCACACTCGGTGGTTCGATGTATCCGGCACCACTTGATGTTACATTTACTTCGATGATTCTTCCATCATTATCAATCGTACAGGTGGCAGCTGCCCCAGAACCTACTTCACTATTAAATATTACAACTGGTGGAACTTGATATCCATATCCAGAACTGGTAACTGTTACGGATTCAACTCCCCCATAGTAAACATTGAGATTAGTCCGGACCGATTGTGCAAGTACACCATCAATAAACATACCGATGGATTCGTCACCGGTATTGATTTTGGTGTCGATTGTTGTTACCGGAGTTCTCGGAAATGCACAAGTTGAACCCAATGGAATCAATGACTCCATATTTTCATTACCGAATGGTCCAATTACATATGAAGGTAAAGATGTTGATTGTACAAATACATACTTTTCATCATAATGAACTGAAGAAACACCAGAAGTATAACTAGTGACATCGGCTACTGTGGAATCAGCTATTCTTGAATGACTACCTTGTGTATTTTCTTTCCAAGTGTCAATCAGAGGAATGTTGGTTATATTATTTTCTGTGTATCCAGTGGAGTAAAAATCACTAGGTGAGTTAAAATATCCGGATTGAAATATATCGATATCATTAACTATACGAAGACATTTTAATACAGTTTCACCATCTTCGTGATATGCAATAAGTGGTTTAAAATCATATACTTCTTTACCCACACTATGAGTTCTGACTGTAGTGTTATTAACACCACGGACACAATCTCTAAATTGATTCGATGTGGAATAACTGTATTGAATTATTTCATCGTCAATTGTAATCAATCCTGAATTCTGTGGAAATCCATATGTACTTTCAACAACGATATTCTTATCGTTGAGACCAATAGGATACATTGTGTTAGTTTTTTCAGAAGGAATTGGTTCCCCGACTTTATTAATATCATTAATTGTTATTTCATATACCATTTTATCACCGACCATTAAACTACGTACTTGTTCGACAATAAAACTAGCAACAAAAGTTTTCTGGTCTTGAAATAACGTGTTATCTCTTACTTTATTAATGTCGCCGGATATCAAATCACATAATATTATACTTCTAGTGAACCAAGTGGATTCGGATGGAGTTAATACTTTTTCACCGGGATAGAAAATAGAAACATCAACATTACCATATATTAATTTTAACAAAATTATAATAGCATCTTCCGAACCCTTAGAACGATAAAAAGAAGAAATTCGTTCTAATATTGTAGATTTTTTAATGGTTGGATA